TTAGACATAAGAGAAAACTCGGGCTGTCTATCATCACGAATATGCTTACGCTGAAAATTGGACTTGTCAATATATTTCATCGTATATGCGATACTATCGTTTGTAACATTTCCAATATGGATAGCTCCAATAGATACGCCATCAATAGACCAAGCAGACGCAAACATAGAACAATCAGATACGCCAAAAATAATAGCGTGATAGTGTGGACGAAAATTCTGACTACCATACTCGCCGGCAACATAATATTTGAGACGAGCATCAGGACACAACTTGCGCAAACGTTTAATATAATCCTGGAAATCTTTCTTGCGAAGAGTCATAAACCCATTAGGAGTGATAGGAACGTGTTGAGTATCGTAAGTAAGCGTCACAAAATGACAGTCGAGATAATTCTTCTTTTCCTGCAAAAGGCGAAAAACCCACTGGTTCACTCGACGTTGCTTGCAGGGCGGGCACCTACCACATGGGACCGGCACCTTCTCGGTGCCGGCCTTAGGTAGTACATAAAACGGACTATCGCATTTCATAAAGTACGTATGTGACGAATATACAAGTAAGAGGCAATGATAAGAAGACCATTCTTGTCGAAATGCGCTTCGACAAGTTCTTTGTACAAAGCCTCATAATTACGGCAGAGCCAATCAATCAACTGTTTGTCGGTTTTCATAATTTCAAATAGTTGGAATACCGAATACGGGAAGCTTCCGCAGTGCAGTACACTGGTTGAAGATATGCGCATACACATGGTGCACGTGAGGGTCAGTTACCGCAAAAATGCGATACGAAGGATTGCAGAGGAGAAAATCCTCGTTAAGCGGAACATTATAAGAAGCAAACTTCCTGCCAAGATGCCAGAAGTCGAGAGAATCACGCATTTCACCTGCGACCCGATTGTTCGCAAACTTATACTCAGAATAACGGGGAACATACCCAAAGGTTCCCTCAGGTTGAGGGTGAGCAAAATAAACCTCCTTGTTACGAACTTCCTGTTCGCCAATATTGGCAAAAGTTGGCCATGCGTAGTCAAAACGGTCAAAACGCGTGAAGCGCTTATGTGCACCTTGTTGGTACGCAGTGTCAGGAACAACAGATATAAGTCCGATAATAACACCGTGTTCGGTGGCGCGGTAAGACAACGGTTTGCCGCCACCAACAGAAATACCGTGTCCGGCCATTTGTCCGACAGGGATAGAGGCATCCGTATTTTCAGCAGTTGAAAGAACCTCAGAAATAACCATGTTTTGAAGATCACCACCAATGTATTCCGGACGTTGCAAACGCTGATCGGAGGAACGAACACCAAAATGAGAAAGAATCATTTCGACATAACGAGTACCACCTCTTGCATTTTTCTCAAACCACTCCTGCAAACGGTATGCAAGGCGAAGAGCGTTAATGGTTTGAGCGGCGCCTTGTACGTCAACTTTAAGGCGGCCATTCGGGTCGATAACAGCATGATGATCATCATCAACAGCAAGAGAACGGGTAAAGGGTACGGGGCCGTCAGAATTCGTTAAACCACCATTATCTGAAATAGTATTAGAATCATTCTCCCTCACAAGCATCGGATTGTCATTCTCCGTAAAAGGAACCAGTTCGACCGGTATTGACTGATCTTGGGTCAACGGAATCTCAACAGCGGGGCCTTTTTGAGCAAAAGGTAATGCACTCGTAAAATAGTCATGTTCCCATGCACGATTAAGGGGGTAAAGAACGTTGCCTTCTGGACCATACTCATCAGAATTATCACCCGGTACAAGAGGAACAAAAGTAGGGTCCTGCAGATTTTGGTCACGAAAATACTCGTCATATATAAGACGATAGGCGGCAAGAAAAATGGGAGAAAGGCGAATAGGTTCGGCAGGATTGTTGGGCGCATCAGTGGGCATACCAAGATAATCAGCAACAGAGCGAATGGGATAGGGGGTATCGGAAACCTGAACATAAGGATGTTCGAGTTCAGACTCGTTACTAATCCATTTATCCCAATCCTCCCAAAGAAGGCGAGTAGGAACGAAAAAGAAATTAGTCTTGACGCGTACCTTGTGCATAACAGGCGAGATAAGCGGCTGAAAACGCAGCATGTTCTGCATATTGAACTGCCATACATCACCAGGTAAAACCTCCTCCACAACAGCAGGAATGATCTTACCCATGCGAAAGGTATATTTGAGATCATGAGACATGTCAAATTTATTTCGACCTGGCATTTTCATGAGTACAGAATTGAAGATATTTTTACCTCTATTCATAGTAAAAATTTTGTGGGCGGCATTGCCGCCCGGTTAACGGTTGTGAAATTGTTCCACGTGGAACATTAAAAACGAATACCGCCACGTGCTACGGTATAAGTACGGCGGCCAGAACGACCACCACGACGACGACGACGACGCATAAGAGGAAATGTTTTAAGAGTGAACTTATTTGTGAGGAAGCGGAGTAAGCGGAGCACGAAAGCCAGAACCAAATAATAAAGAGCGAACAAAATTACTATCTTGGGCAGAAGGTTCTGACTTAAGACTATTATATAAAGCATCAATTGAACCACCGGAAAAGATTTTATCAATAAGTTGAGAAGTTAAGCGCGTCCAAAGTGGATCACTCCATGTCATACCCTGTTTTTTTAGGGCAATTTCCATATCCTTGATGATACCATCCTTTGCGAGTAACTTGATACGCTCATTGATTTCTCTAATTTGCGCTTTAGTAGCGCCGCGTTGAATAGCCATAGACCTCATACGCTCAATAGCCTCCTGAATACTAGTAGAATTGGCAGCGGCTTCCCTTGCATCTTTACGGATGGACAAGTCCATTGCTTGCTTAAGTTGCAGGAGAGTTTGCCGACGAAAGTCGAGTGAGGTTTCGCGTAAGTCCTGCTCAAGACCTAAATTGAATGAGGATATCGCGGTTTGCGCTTCAGTTTGTCGTGTAGTTGCAGCCTTTAGTAGGGCTTCTTCATCAAGCACAGTCCCCTGTTTTTTGAGATTATCTAAGGACGCTTGCTTAATTTGAGTATCATAGTAATTCTGTAATCCATCGGCAATATGTCGACCAAATTCCGGTACGCGGAATTCTGGCGACTTAACATCAGGTGTTGCAACGCTTCCAGCGTTACCGGAATTCCCTTGACCATAAACGAGATTTGGATTTAATCCGGCAGCATCAAAGCGTGCCATTTGTGCCTGAGGTGAGTTATACTCATTCTGCATTTCCCAAAACCGAATATTATCAGCCTTTTGGCGCTCATACATTTCGAGGGCGAACTTACGGCTCTTTTTGTTTTGGTTTGCGGTCGAGAGAGCATCAATAGCCCCCCCAACAATAGGCACAGCAGCAGCGAGAAGTGGGCCCGGCATCAGAGAGACTGTTTTAATTGCAACCCTTTAAAATAGGTTACGGGTGAATAATACTCAAAAATGAAATTTCCGTCTACGGGTAATTCGTGAAGTTTGTCACGAATTTCAGTAAGGCGAATTTTGAGAGTGGTGAGGCTGTCTAGGTCATCCTCAAGTTTGAGAATAATGTCTCGAACGGTAACGGGTTCTACCGTATCAAAAGCCTCGAGTTGTTTTACAGTACGTGCCATAGGTACGTTAAAGTTGAGTTAGAAAATATTGTGTAGTATTGTCGTAATTACTACGACAGTGACAGATTACTATTTCGCATGTCAAAGAACTACGTTCGCTCACAAACGCTACGCTAAGGTACGCTCACTTGTTGATATTTCCAATAGCGAAAAACGTTACTGTCAATTGTCCATTATACATCAAGAAATAATGGACATAAATAGGGTGATGCCTTCGGCCCGGGCTTTCCGCGATAACCGCCTGAAAAAGGCGGTTCCTGCTGCAATCCCTATCACATAACTTCCTGTTTTACAGGAAGTTAAAAAGAACCGAGTTAGAGCGATCGCCGCCTGAAAAAGGCGGACGAGCCTCGAACAATTTCCCGCCTGAAAAAGGCGGAGAAATTTTTCGAGGTTAGCGTTAACACATAATTAACAAAAAAGGGGTATGCTCCACGTGGAACATACCCCTAAAATCACTGAGCCTGAATAGCCTTTTGAGACGGTGGCGGCTCTTCGGCCATAGCCTTGCGAGCCTCAAATTCGGCGGCTTTTTGAACAGCCTCATCTTTTTCCATCTTTTGTTGCGAAAGGAACTCATCGGTGCGAGCCTTAAGATCAATTTTAAGGGCGCGAGCGTATTCAATACGGTCGATTTCATCCCACCTTTCCCAATTATCTGGAATGAGTTCG